GTGAGTAACAATGAGCCGAATAATGGTGTGCTAAAACGCAATCGCACCACGGCGTTTCGTGCTGACCTTTTGGCATGGGCATCTAACCAGTTACGCCAATTACAAGGCTGGGACAACAGCCAAACGGTCACCGAATTTAGCCTATCTTATAAAAATGACCGTTATGGGGTGCGTGCTGCCCTTGCCAGTGAAGCCACAGACAAGGCAGATGATGCAAAAGCACCAAATGAAGCATAACACAATCAAAAATAAGGAAAGTAAATTTCCTTATTTTTTTTATTTGGAGCTAATATGCCACTAAACAGCGACTTTCAAAAACCCACAGTAGACGGGCTAATTACGCTCTTTGAGCTTGACGCAAGTAAACTGGGGGCTGGCATTTTACGCTTTCACGGTCATAACCACGAGCATAATGATGGCGTGATTGTCTTTCGTGGCAAAGCGTACAACCCCCAAGCCCTGTCTGTTACAGGGCTTGAAATGCGTTCAGATGGCAGAGCAAGCACACCGACCCTAACCCTTGCTAATAACATTGCAGGGGTACAAGGGGCGGTATCTGCCTACTGTTTGCAGTTTAACGACTTTGCAGGGGCAAAACTTACCGTCATTACCACCCTTGCCAAATACCTTGACCCCATCAATTTTGACAACGGTAACCCCACCGCTTCTGATGAATGTAAAGAGCAAATTTGGTTTGTTGAACAAAAAACATCAGAAAATGCCCAACAGGTAACCTTTGAGCTTGCCAACCCCATTGATTTGGAGGGTCAAAAAATCCCTGTACGTGAGATTACCAATTACTGCCACTGGGCGGTTGTGGGTAAGTACCGTGGCGAAGAATGTGGCTATACAGGGGTGGCCATGTTTGATGAACACGACAACCCTACCGACAACCCCATCATGGACAAATGCGGTGGGCGTATGAAATCGTGCGTGTGCAGATTTGGCAGAAATAAACCTTTGCCCTTTGGCGGTTGCCCAGCGAGCAGTCTAATTGGCTCATAGGAGTTAAGATGAAATTAACCAAACAATTAAAAGCCGACATCATCGCCCACGCCTTTGACTGCTACCCTGCCGAGTGCTGTGGGCTAATTGTGGATAAAAAGTACATACCTTGCACCAATAAGGCAACCGATGATGAGCAATTTATCCTTTGCCCCAAAGATTTTGCAAAAGCGGAAAGCATGGGGCAGATACAAGCCATCATCCATAGCCACCCTGACGGTGGCGTGTTGCCGTCTGATTTGGATAAATTACAAATTGAGCTACATGGCATGCCGTGGGTCATCGTGGCGGTATCCAAGCAAGATTATGGCGATGAGCCTGCCTTTGGCGTGTATGAACCGTGTGGGTACAGACCACCGCTTTTAGGGCGTGCTTATATCCACGGTGTACAGGACTGTTATAGCTTGGTGCGTGATTATTACAGCCGTGAGCTTGATATTAACCTGCCAGATTTTGAGCGTAGCGATGCTTGGTGGGAGCATGAGAACCATGAGCCGTTATATGAAAAAAATTTCACCAAAGCAGGTTTTGTGGCTGTGGATAAGTCTGTGGGTAATTTACAAAAGCACGATGTCATCTTGTGCCGTGTTGGTCGGACGCATCATGTCAATCATGCCTTGATTTGGCTTGGCGATGATGGAGCGTTAAAAAGCGAAACCACGCCTGATTGTGTGGGTAATGCCCTAATCCTACACCACCCCTACGGACGGCAGTCCGTGCGTGAGATTTATGGCAAGGGGTGGGCAGATAGGACGGTGCTTGTCGTGCGTCATCAGGCATTAAGTCAAACCAACCTGTAACTGCTTACCCAATTTGGCAAAAGCATTGGCAAGGGTATCAATTTTGGTGGCATGCGACAAATCCACAAGGCGGGTTACCTGTTGGGGGATGATGCCCATTCTTTTGGCAAGCTCGGCTTGGCTGACATTTTGGCAGAGCATTTCATTAAGCAATAACACCTTTGCCCATACAGACGGTGGCAGGCTAACCAAATGCTCGCCATCTTGGGCTTGGCTTGGCATTGGTACGGCTCGGTTATCTTCAAAATAAAATTCCATGGCAACCATTAAGGCATCTTGTGCCATCTCTAAGGCTTCATCGATGGTATCGCCTTGGCTGATGGCTTCTGGAATGTCCCGAAAAGTAACGCAAAAGCCGTCTGTATCAGGGGTTAGGGTAACAGGATAGTGCATAAATTCTCTCCATTTGGTTAGGGTTTGCAATTTTGGGCAATGCTAGGGGTTACCCCCTAGTCTGATGTCTGTTGTGAATTGGCGTTTAGTTGCTTTATGATGGCTTTGGCTACATTTTCTTTAATTTCGGTGTGCCTTGGTATGGTGGTTTGTTTGCCATTTAAATACACTTTGGTATGTTTTGCACCCTCTTTAAAGACTGCCCCTTTTTCACTTAACAGACCAATCAAATCTTTACGCTTCATGATTACCCTTAATTGCCATTTGATGTGCCTATTATAAACAAAAATGTTTATAATATCAAGTATTTTATCAACAAAAAAGTATATTTTTTACGGAATATAATCATGAAAACCATCATTTTACACGGCATTTTAGCCAAAAAATTCGGTAAATCCTTTCGTCTGTCAGTGGGCGGTACCAAAGAAGCCATGCGTGCGTTATGCGTACAGTTGGCAGGCTTTGAAGCGTTTATGATGAATGCCCATAAGCAGGGTCTGCGTTTTGCTGTGTTTCATGATAAGCATAATGTGGGCGAAAATGAGCTTGACATGAACCACGCCGCCAAGATTATCCGTGTCGTGCCTGTCGTGGAAGGCTCAAAAAAAGAAGGTGTTTTAGAAACTGTCATCGGAGCGGTCTTGGTCGTGGCAGGGGTTGTGGTTACAGGCATGGGCTTTGCTCCTGCGGGGGCGGCACTTATCGGTGCAGGTATTGGCCTTATGGTAGGCGGCATTTCTCAGATGCTCATGCCAAAGGTGGACGCCCAAGATAATAACCAAGATGGTAATAAGGCAAACAAAGGCTTTGGCGGTGCGGTAACCACCATCGCCCAAGGCAACCCTGTGCCAATTTTGTACGGCGAGCGAGAAATTGGCGGTTTTATCATGTCAGCCAGTCAGCTTCCAGAAGACATGTTATAAAAAATAAGGATAAGAAATGACCATTCACGGTGCTAAAAAAGGCGGCGGTAAACAAAGACAGCCTATTATCGCCCCTGACTCTGCTCAATCCAAAACTTACATCAAGATACTCTACGGCTTGGGTGAGGGTGAGATTGCAGGGCTTGCAGATGGCTATAAATCGGTGTACTTAGACGATACGCCCCTACAAAACGATGATGGCGAGTTTAATTTTCAAAATGTCAAGGTGGATTTTCGTGCTGGTACAAATGACCAAACCTACATTGATGGCTTTGCTGATGTGGCAAATGAGACCAATGTGGGCGTGGAGCTAAAACATGGTACGCCGTGGGTTAAGTCATTTAACAATCTTGACCTTGATGCTCTGCGTGTGCGTATAAAATGGGGGGCATTGCGTCAGCAGAACCGTGATAATGGCGATGTGTCAGGCGTAAAGATTGATTACGCCATTGATGTCAAAACGGACAACGGCGGCTGGGTGGAAGCTCTAAATACATCCATCAATGCCAAAACATCAAACGCTTATGAGAGAAGCCACCGTATTGATTTACCAAAAGCTGGGACAGGCTGGGCGGTGCGTGTTCGCCGTATCACGCCTAATAGCACATCCGAGCTTGTCAGTGATACAATGTACATCTCTGCCATCACCGAGGTGATTGACCTAAAATTACGCTACCCAAACACCGCTTTATTGGGGCTAAGATACGATGCTGAGCAGTTTAGCAATGTCGCCAAAATGTCAGCTCGTTGTCGTGGTCTTATTATCAAAGTGCCAACCAATTATAACCCTACCGCACGCACCTATGATGGGCTGTGGGATGGGCAATTTAAGCTGGCATACTGTAATAACCCTGCGTGGGTCTATTATGACCTATGCACCGCCACTCGTTACGGTTTGGGCGGCAGGCTTACAGAATACATGATTGATAAATGGAGCTTGTACCGCTTAGCCCAATATTGTGACCATATGGTAGATGATGGCATGGGTGGACAAGAGCCTCGCTTTGCCGTCAATGTCTATATCCAGTCTGCCGAAGGGGCGTTTGAATTATTGTCAAAATTGGCTGGCGTATTTCGGGCGATTAGCTACTGGGACGGTACCAGCATTGTGCTAGATGCTGACATTCCCCAAGACAGCATTTACAGTTTTAGCCGTGCTAATGTCATTGATGGTATTTTTGAATATACAGGCACACGGGCAAGAGACCGCCATACCGTGGCTAAGGTGGCGTGGGATAACCCTGCTAATCATTTTAAAACTGAATATGAATATGTCAGAGATGAAAAAGCCATCGCCAAATTTGGTGTGCGTGTGGCGGACATACAAGCGTGGGGCTGTACAAGTAAAGGGCAAGCACAAAGGGCAGGACTTTGGGCGTTAAAATCCGAACAGCTTGAAACACGCATGGTAACATTTAAGGTGGGGCTAGATGGCTATATCCCTGCCCCTGCTAAAGTGATTGAAATCAGTGATGAGCTGTTTGCAGGGCGTGCCACGGGCGGTCGTGTGCTTGCGATTAACAAAACCAAAACTGTGATTACCCTTGACCGTGCCATTACTGCCAAAGCTGGCGACACGCTTGTAATCAATGGCGATGATGGCACAAGCCAAAGACGGCAAATCAGTGCAGCAGGTGGCGATAATGTTACCGTTACTAAACCCTTTAGCGACATCAGCGAGCAAAATGTTTGGGTGCTAGACAGTCAAGATTTAGCAACGATGAAATTTCGTGTGCTGTCAGTAACCGCTGATGACAATCATGAATTTACCATCACCGCCGTGCAGTATAACCCAGTCAAATATGATGCCATCGATACAGGGGCGGTCGCCTCCGAGCGTCCGATTAGCGTCATCAATCCAACTGTGCAAGCTCCGACTAAGTCGGTTAATCTGTCAAGTTATCACACGGTTAATCAAGGCGTAACGGTTACCACGCTTGTCATTGGTTGGGAGCAGGTGACAGGTGCGGTCAAATATGCCGTGGAGTGGCGTAAAGACAACGGCAACTGGCAGACCTTGCCACCAACAGGCACAAACAGCATTGAAATCACAGGCGTGTACGCAGGGCAATACGAAGCTCGTGTAACCGCCATCAGTGCTTTTGGGCAAGCAAGCCTAGCAACGCACTCAAATCTGACGCAGATACAAGGCAAACAAGGCAAACCGCCACGCCCCATTAACTTCACCGCCCAAGGGGTGTTATTTGGCATGAATTTAGGGTGGAATTTCGCCAAAGGCTCAGGCGACACCAATTACACAGAAATTCAAGTTAGCCCTGATGGACGCACCAACATCGCAACGCTTGGTACATTCGCTTACCCAACCAATAAGCATGAGATTACAGGCTTACAGGGCAATTTGACCCAGTTTTATCGTGCTAGAATTGTAGATAAACTGGGCAATACAAGCGATTGGACAGACTGGGCATCTGGCACAACATCAGCGAACGCTGATAAAGTGCTTGATATCTTATCAGGTCAAATTAGCCAAAGCCATCTTGACCAATCACTGCGTACGCCAATTGGCAAGATTGGCACAATTGAAAGCAACATCAGCAAAATCAATGTTGATTTGCCCGAGTTAAATCAAAGCATTGCTGATGCTCAAAGCACGCTTAATACTGCTGTTGCTAGTATCGACACAGAGAAAAAGCGACTCAGTAGTGCGATTGTTGATATCAATACGCTTAAGCAGTCTAATAATGCCAAAACCCAAGAAATCGCTAATCTGACCCAAACGGTGAGCGGACACACTTCACAAGTGCGAGAGCTTGGCGTAACAACTGGCGATTTATCCCAGAAATACAGTCAGCTTAAAACCACAAGCGACACGGCAAACAGTGAAATCACGACAATTAAGCAAACGCAAAGCGGACAAGCCACAAGTGTTGAGCGGCTAAGAAGCGAGCTTGCAAACAAAGCAAGCACATCAAGCGTTAATAGCTTAAGCGACAGTTTAGCGACGAAAGAACGAGCGTTGTCAAGACGCATCAGAACAGTCGAAAGCACAGCAAGCGGTAATACTTCAAGTATTAATACACTTAACCAAAGCTTAGCAACGACAAACCGAGCGTTAACAACAAAGCAAGAGCAATTAACTGCTCAGCTTGCAAACAAAGCAAGTACAGCAAGTGTTAATAGCTTAACTGAAAGCTTAGCAAATAAAGAACAGGCGTTGTCAAGACGCATCAGAACAGTCGAAAGCACAGCAAGCGGTAATACTTCAAGTATTAACACACTTAATCAAAGCTTAACAGACAAAGAGCGTGCGTTGACAACAAAGCAAGAGCAGTTAACTGCCCAGCTTGCAAATAAAGCAAGCGTTGCCAGTATTAGTACACTTAATCAAAGCTTAACAACGAAAGAGCGAGCGTTGACTGAGCAGATTAATCGAGCTAAGTCAGAAATGGGCGGACGCATTACGCAAATCAGCAATGAAACACGCACGCTAACAGACGCTAATAGAACAATTGGTGAGCGGATTAATCAGCTAAATAGTGAACTTGCGGGTGCTGATAGCATTAGCGATAACTTGCTTATTAATAGTAACAGAACGCTTGTAACAGGTGCTTATTTAATTGCAACTTACCGCATTAGCGAAACGCTTGCCAACGGTGATAAGGTCAGATTGACAGTTATCGCCGACATCGGCATTAACCGCACAGGCTTTATGGCGTATAACTCAAACTCGGCAGGTGGCTCAAAGCTTGCTGATATTAGTGAAAGCCGGGGCAATGTCTACACTGCTGAATTTGAATGGAATGTTGGTACAGGTGGTAATAATGAGCTGCGGCTTTATCACAATGCGTCAAACACAAGAAGCATTTCGACGATTACAAGTGTAAGCTTACAAAAAATCACGACAGGCTCAGGTTTGGCAAGTATTAAATCAAGTGTTGCCAACCTTGAACGCACGCTAACAACGACAAACCAAAGCTTAGCTGAGCGGATTAATACCGTACAAACAACCTTAAACGGACAGACAGCGAGCATTCAGCAACACGCCCAAACTTTAAACGGTTTATCCGCCCAATGGACGCTTAAAGTGCAAAGTGGCGGCATTGTATCAGGCATCGGCTTAGCAAGTAATAATGGCGTGTCTGATTTTGCGGTGATAGCTGATAAGTTTTATGTTGCAAGTCCGCAAGGCGATAAAAAGCCGATGTTCTCAGTGATAACACGCCCAACATCGATAAACGGTACAACCGTACCTGCCGTGGTGTCTTTGAACGGTGACTTGATAGGCAGCGGTACGATATCAGGTGATAAAATCCGAGCAAATACACAAATCACTGCCCCGAATATTCGGGGCGGTAGTATCAGCATTGGCAGTAATTTTAGTGTTGATAGTCAGGGTAATTTGAATGCAAATTCTGGTGTGTTTCGTGGGCAAGTTTTAGCTGATAAAATCACAGGTCAGATCGATGTTGAAAGCTTAAAAAGTAGTGCGGTGGCTTTGGGATATGATATGTTTTTTGCTGATACGCTTGCTCCCAGACGCCCAAGTGAGTTTGATAGAACTTTTAAATCTTCTTATGCGTCGTATGGTTCTATTATTGATACGCTAAATGGGGCAGGGTTTGAGAAGTTTTCGTCAGTGATGTACGAGATAAGAGTGCTTTGTAAACGAGCAATTACTGTAAAACAAAAGCTTTATTCAGCAAATAATGAATTTTATTGTTTTGTTAATAATCGCTCAATTTTTGGAGAGGCAAACACTAAGTACGGCAATAATACCCCAAATTATATTACAGTTGTGAACAGTCGAGAAATCAGCTTATCACTACGACAGGGATTAAATACCATTCAATTTATTGTAACAACAGGGTTTAATCCGCCCAACTCGGCAGCAGCGCCGCCAAGGCATGGAGGGGGCAGACCACCGCCTTCTGATTACGGTGATTCTAGATTTGTTCTTAAAAGTGATTTTATTAATGGGGTGAAACATTACTTTAGAGACAATACAATAAGCTTGATGCTCGTTGGTGATTTCATTGACAACAACATCATTAAATTTGCATAGGTGAC